CACGCTCACGGTGGTGGGGTTAGCCTGTCAGTGGGTCGCGGTGAGAAATTACCGGCATCAAAGGGTGCAGGATTGACCGAAAAAGGCAGAGAGAAGTACAACCGAGAAACTGGTTCTCATCTCAAAGCTCCACAGCCCAAAGGCGGCTCGCGTAAAGACAGTTTTTGCGCGAGAATGTCGGGAGTGGTTGAACATTCAAAAGGCGATGCTGAACGGGCAAAAGCATCACTGAAACGATGGAAATGCCCCGGTTGGTAAAGGAGAAAATTATGGAATACAACCCGTGGGCAAAAATCAATATGTCGCCCAAAGAAAGACAAAAGCTGATTGATGCACCTGCACCTTCTTACAACAAGGAGGCAGTTGACAAAGAAATCAATCGCTCAAAACCAAAAGTCGGCGCATCTGAAGCAAAAGCAATTCATGCTTTGTTGAAAGGTCGTTATGCCAAGGGTGGAAAGATCAGCACCGCAGAACACAAAAACCCTAAACACAAAGGGTGGTAATTTATGGCGTACAGCGGAACGGTTGGTCAAACGGTAATAACTGTCCAAAACTTTATTGATCAGGGCGCTCGTTTATCGGGGAAACTAGCTGAAGAGCTGACGGTTGAGCAAGTTCAGGGTTCTAAACAAGCCCTGTTCTTTGTTTTGAGCAACTTAATCAATCAGGGCATCAATTATTGGGCTATAAACAAGAAAGTTTATGGCTTAATTCCTGATCAATACGAATATTTACTGCCTGTTGGTGGTGTAGACGTACTGAATGCACTGTATCGCAGATTAAATCGACCTACCCCTACGCAAGGCGGCGGTTATTTTGGCTCTGATGGCAACGTTGGACTGGCTTTTGACAACAATATTTACACCTCTGATGCGCAAAGCACCCCCAATGGGTACATTGGTGTCAACTTCGGCACGAATAATCCTGTTTATGCAGGGTCAATTGGTATCCTTCCTGCCGTTTCTGGCTCATTCCATATACTTTTGGAGTGGAGTTTTGACGGAATTACATGGAATCTACTCCAAGACACAGGCGTAACGACTTGGGTGAGCGGAACTTGGCTTTGGTATGACATAGACCCGGGTCAAACGTGTCAGTATTACCGTATGCGCGAGACTTCTGGCAACATTTTGAACGTTGCCGAGTTCTATGTCGGCAACAACTCGACCGAGGTGACGATGGCGCGGTTAAACCGCGATGACTACACCAACCTGCCCAACAAGAATTTTACGGCTAACCAACCCTATCAGTATTGGTTCAACCGAACGATTCCCCAAGCTACTATCACGTTATGGCCTGCCCCATCTGACCCATTTGTGCAGATGACCATTTGGTATTCGCGTCAAATTATGGATGTGGGCGATCTAAATGGTCAGCTTGAGATTCCCCAACGATGGAACATGGCTATTCAGTTCCTGTTGGCGCATCAGATGTCGATGATTTTGCCCGGCGTTGAGTTAGACCGCATTGATTACTTAGATAAACAGGCGCAAACTTACTTTACAATGGCTGAGAACGAAGAAAGAGACAAGTCTCCGATTTACTTTGCTCCGAACATCAGCGTTTATACGAAGTAGGAGTTTAAATGCCACTGTTTTTAGACACACGAGGCAATGCGGTAATAGCGATCTTCATCTGCGACCGATGCAGGATGAAAAGACCAATTATCGAAGCCATGCCTGACCCGAACTTTCCGGGTCTTAAGGTGTGTCAGCAGGGCTGCGCGGACAATAAAGACCCCTACCGTTTACCTGCTCGGCAGACTGAAAGAATTACGTTGCAATACCCACGCCCAGACGTTAGTGTTGCGGTTAATCCGAACGACATCGTTACTCAGCCTTTTGGTGGGTACGTGTTAAGTACGGAACAGAGCGGGCAGACACCATCGCAAGATGGCAACCAAGAACTTATTGAGACACAACCATAATGGAAGCAGGATTCACTTACTGTTGGTCTGATCATAGAGACAAAAAGGTCTATGTCGGAATCCATTTAGGTTTAATTGACGACGGCTATATTTGTTCGTCAAAAACAATGCTCAAAGAATACAAATCTAGACCACAGGACTTTACTCGACAAATTTTATTTATGGGAGATTATGATTTGTGCGCGGGATTTGAAAAGGCTTTAATTAATGGTCTATTCAAACAAGACAAAAGCACTTTTTATAATCGATCAAACGGCAAAAAGATACTATTTGATGATGAAATCAAAGAAAAAATGAGAAAAAAAGCCTGTGGCAGAAAAATGCCAGAGGGTCATTTAGAAAAAATGTTAAAAGCAAGAGAAGGAAAGCCCGGCCCAAGAAAGGGGGTGAAACTTTCTCCAGAAACAATCAAAAAAATGAAAGAATCTTTAAAAGGAAGAGTTAGTCCAAATAAAGGTAAAAAGGCTTCCTTGGAATCTAGAAAAAAAATGAGCGAAAGTCAAAAAAATAGATTGCCTTTCGATCAAAAACATAGAGAAAGATTGTCTCTTGCTGCTAAACTTGACTGGGCAAAAAGAAAGGCGGGAGAATAACTTTGTCGCAAGTTTCAATAACTCAGTTGCCTCAAGCCCAAGCCCTGTCGGGCACGGAGTCTGTTCCTATCGTCCAAAATGGCGTGACGGTACAGACCACGACTGGGGCTATTTCTGGCGCGGGTGCGCTTAACTATCCCTTCCTGACCGTTGGAACTTCGGGTCTGACCCAAGCACGATACATCGCCGTGGGGTCTGGCTTATCAACCACCGACAACGGCGCAGGGAATTCGTTGCAAATTAACCTGACTGGCGCGGCGAGTTCTTTAGACAGCAGCGGCAACGGAATTCAGGTCAAAACGAACATCAACACGGTCACCAATCGATCAATCGCAGTTGGTAGTGGATTGACGATAGCAAACGCAGACGGAACCGCAGGGAATCCCACGGTTGGTTTAAGCACGTTCTTGCAGAACTTCAACTCCCTCACTGGCACTGGAATCTTGGCGATTCAGAGTGGGTCGGTGGGCAAGATAAACATCCTCGGCACTACCAATCAGATTGGCGTGTCGGGCGGTGATGGGTCTTCAAACGTAACGATTAGCATTGCTAACAATCCCATTTTTAGTGGAAACGGCAGCGCGACCATACCCAATGGCACAACCGCTCAACGACTAGGTTCTTATGGTGCAGTGCGTTACAACACCGACCTACAACAATTTGAGGGCTACACCTCAACTGGTTGGAATCAATTCTCCCTGACTGGTGGCGTAACCTCATTTAGCGGCGGCACAACGGGCTTCTTGCCGAATACCGCAACGACTGGCGCTATTACCCTATCGGGAACCCTGAACGCCGCCAATGGCGGTACAGGGGCTACAACGCTAACTGGTTACGTCAAGGGAAATGGGACTAGTCCATTTACCGCCTCGACCACCGTCCCGACCACAGACCTGAGCGGCACGGTCACCAATGCTCAGTTGGCGAACAGTTCGATCACGATCAACGGAAACACCGTCTCGTTGGGCGGCAGCACGACCGTCACGGCGATTTCGCCTTACACCTTGACCTTGGGAACAGGCATCACAGGCGGCTCCTACAACGGTTCTGCGGCGATTACTGCGGCGATTGACACCTCAGTAGTGGCTAACCTCTCAGGAAGCCAAACCCTGACCAACAAGACGATCTCTGGGTCATCAAACACCCTGAGCAATATCGGTAACTCAAGCCTGACCAATTCATCGGTCACTTATAACGGTGTTGCCGTGGCTTTGGGTGGGTCTGGAACAATTACCGCCGCTTCTCCGAACGCCTTGACGATTGGAACAGGTCTGTCGGGAACAAGCTACAACGGCTCTACCCCTGTAACGATCGCCATCTCGAACACTGGGGTAAGCGCAGGAACCTACGGATCAGCGACCGCTATCCCCTCGGTGACGGTAAACGCGCAGGGTCAGATCACCTCGGTCACGACCAACCCCCTCAATTCCCCTGCCTACCAAGGCACATGGAATGCCTCAACCAACAATCCAACCCTGACATCCTCTGTCGGTACGAACAACAATTACTACATTGTTTCGACCGCAGGAACCACGACCCTGAATGGCATCTCGCTGTGGTCGGTGGGCGATTGGGTTATCTTTAACGGCACTACAAATGCTTGGGAAAAGATCAACGGCTCAAGTTCAGAGGCGTTTAACGCGATTACAGTGACAGGTCTGACTGGCTATATGTACGCCAACGGATCAAGCCAAGTCACGGCATCCACGACCATCCCAACCTCGGCGTTGAGCGGTCAAGTGGCAATCGCAAACGGCGGTACGAACGGAACGGCAACCCCGACTGCGGGCGCGGTGGCGTACGGAACTGGTACTGCCTATGCCTTTACAGCGGCAGGAACGTCAAATCAGGTTCTAATATCAAACGGCGCGAGCGCCCCCTCATGGTCGAGCCTGTCAAGCCTTGGGGTTACGTCATTCAGCGGTGGAACGACAGGATTAACCCCGAACACTGCGACCACTGGCGCGATCACGTTGGCAGGCACTTTGGCTGTCGGAAACGGCGGCACAGGTCTTACAAGCGTCACCGCAGGGTCTTTGTTGTACGGAAACGGCACATCAGCCCTCAATACTTTAGGAATTGGGACAGCGAACTACGTCCTGACATCGAGCGGTTCAGCCCCTCAATGGACAGCGCCAAGTTCGGTTACGGTCGGAACGGCTACTAACTTGGCAGGTGGATCGGCGGGAGCGATCGCATATCAGAGCGGCGCTAACACTACCAC